ATTGTCTCGGTGCACCAGAATGATCTCGCCGGTGGTCGTGGTGATTCCGTCGTAAACGCCGGACACGTTCAGGTCGGTGCGGGAAAACTCCGACAGAATCACGGGGATGTCGTCAACGGCCCCCACCTGGCCGGTCAGCAGGTGGGCCTGGGGGCCCAAGTCTGCCAGCGTCTGGTGGTTTGCCAGCGTCAGCATATGGAAATAGCCGTACAGGCCTACCACGTATGCCAGCGACCGCAGCCTGACGCCGTAGACACCCATGCTCTGGCGCATCAGCCGCAGGTCGGTGATGGTCAGTGCTCCGGCGCCCATGTCGGTATTGATTCCGGCGTGCTCGATACAATGCTCCCGCAGGCCGTCCACGAACACCTTCACGTCGGTGCTGCTGGCTCCTACGTCGGAATCGAAGTGCGTGCCGTCAGTGTCGCCATTAATAATGGCGTCTTCCCAGCCGTCCCCGATGGCCTGCGCCATTTGCCGGTTCAGCCACGGGAGGCTGGCGGCAATGGTGTCTTCGTCCCACTCCCTGGTATAGATTTCTAGCGCTCGCAGCTTGCGCGCCGTCAGAGTGGTGTTGCCGGTGGGCGTGGCTCCCGTGAAGGTCCGCATGCCGTCCGTCAGTGCGTACGGGTTCACGGTCGTGGCGCTTTCGGGCACCACCTGGGCAATGGGTCGCGCAGCCGTGAATGGCCACGTATACGGGTTCGTGGGCATTTGGACCTCTTCAAAGAGGCCGGCCACGCGCATTTCCAGCATAATCAGCTCGCGCAGCTGCTGGCTGAACCCGGTGGGAACCCATTGCAGGCCCTCGCCGGTGGTCGTGGCGTCCAGCGCCTTGGCCAGATCCCCGGTCAGCTCCTGAAACTCGGCATAAGCTTTCAGTTCGTGCTTCTTCGGCGCAGCGATTCCGGCCTGCCGGTGGCCGCTGGCAATGGCAGCCAGCATCACCACTTCGTCGTTTTTCTTCTGGATATCCTCCACCAGCGCCTTGCTGACACCGCTGCCCACGGGGTTGGATGCCATAAGGCGGTCGAAACTTTTCTGGCTGGCGTTGTACTTCAGCAGCCGGGGGTCCATGTCGGGAAACACGGCAGCGCGCTTGCTGGCCGCCAGCTGTACCTGCGTTTCCTTGCCGATTCGTTCCAGCGCCTCCAGGCGCTCGCCGGTATTCTTGCGCTCGTCGCCCAGCGTGGTCTTCAGGTCCTCAATGGCCCGCACCAGCGCCTCAGTGGGCTGCATGGTCTGGTCGCTCATGTCTCTATTCTCCTCGGTTGTCCCGCGCTGGGCGGGGGTTTTACTATCTGGTCGCCAGCTCTTGCAGCTCGATAACCGCGCGCTCCAGCGCAGCCTCGAGTTTCACGTTATCGGCAGCCCCACCGTCCAGCGCAGCCGCTGTAGGGGCGACCTTCACAGCAGGCGGCCCAAGGGTCGGCAGGGCCGCCTTCAAAGTCGCCAGTGCCTCGGCCAACTCGGTGGCGCTGCGCAGCAGCCCGGCCTCGTCGCTGGTAAAGGCTTTCAGCAGATTGGCAAGCTGGGCGTGGCTCAGCACGCCAGTGCGCTGTGCCAGCTCCAGCACGGCCGGCGCTGATAGCGCCAGCGCGTCGGGATTGGCCGGCAGAGGGACCGCGCTGTATTCCAGCAGCTCCCACGCCTCGAAAGTGAACCCGCCGCCCCAGACCTTGGCGCCGCTTTCGGCGTCCTCCACCAGTCGCTTCTCTGCCCTCATGGGCAGGAATCTGATACTGGTGGTATTCATTACGCCGTCCACGTATTGCCCAAAAATCTTGGTATTGAAGCCGTCCGGGTCGTTTCGTAGGTCGAAGGCCGTTTCTGAAAGCACGGCGTCCTCGTGCACCTCTTCGCCCAGGCTCTTGCCGATGGGCGGCCGGCTGTCGTCGTGATTCCACAGCACAACGGGATTCTTGCGAAAGTTCTTATTGTCCATGCCGGCAGGCACCACCACGTCGTCGAAGCGGTCCACAGTTGGCGTGGTGATCTTGAAAATTCCAGTGCCGCGTTCCTGGTCGAAAGTGTCCGCGCCCTTGGCTGCGCTGCCACCACGCAGCACCACGGGCATGGTGCTGCCGGCGTCCAGCGCCTTGGCTAGCTCCAGCCGCTGGTGCACCTCGAGCGGCAGCTGCTTCTCCAGAGTTATCAGGCGCTTGCTCAGATTCATGTCGTTGCCCTTTCTCGGCTGCTTAGGCTGAGGTCCACGTCGTCCTCTTCACCTTTCAGAATTGGCTCCACGGTGCACCTGCAATTTATAGTTTCCTCCGGGAATCCGCCGCCGGGGTCGCCGGGGTATTGCAGTTGCGCTTCGCCCACCAGGAAGCTCTCATTTATCCCCACCACTTGATTATCGGCGTCCGCGTGCGTTTCCCTCACGTCGCCGTCTATGGTGGCCAGCCAGCGCTTGCGCTCTACCAGCCCGGTCTGCTTGTAAGCCTCCACGGCGCCGGCGTTGAAGCTCTTAATGCTTTCAGTGCGCCCGATGGTGTTGGCTCTGGACCGGCTGGCTTCGTCGCCCATGGTATGGCGCACCCGGTCGCTAAGCTGTAAAGCGTTTTCGCCGTCTGCCACGCCTTCGGCTAGCGTGGCTTTCAGCCGGTCCTTCGTGACCTGAAGTGTCTCTGTCACCAGCTCGGCGCCTTCCTTCTCGATAAAGCGCAGCACCTCGGCGCTGGTAATATTAAAATCAAGCCCGGCCACGCCCAGGTCAGATATAGCTTTATCCCCTGCCACCTTCATGGCCTCGGCATATATGGCTGTGAAGCGTTTGCGGTTGTCCACCAGCGTGGCCTCCAGCAGCAGCTCCACCTCAGCCACGCCTTTGGCCAGCCGTCTGGCCAGCACCTCGTCCAGATTGTCCAAAATCAGCTTCAGCTGCTCGCTGAACATTGCCCTGGCAGCTCTGGCAAACACCCGGCCGAAGGCTCGGCTGTTCTTATCGAAGGCGCGCCACGTGGCCTTTCTGCGCAGATTCCGGTGGTGCGTATGGGCCTCGGCCAGCAGCTTACTGATTGCCTTGCCGGCTTCGTCTTCCGGCTCTGGCTCTGGCGCCGGTGGGGGCGGAGCTGGCGCCGGCTCGGGCTCGGTGTCGTCCAGCACGCTGCTGTCGGCTGCCGCCGTGAATGGCAGCAGAGGTATGTCGCCAGTCTCGAGGTCGTCCAGCACTGGCAGCTCGCCGGTGCTCAGCCATTTGCGCACCTCGTTGCGCGTTACAATTCCATACTGCACGGCAGCCACGCCGGCCGCCACAATGGCCTGCCGGTCTGGCTGAAGCGCTGCCACGTCGCTGGTATCGAATTTTACGCTTATTCCGGCTCCCCAGCGGGGCGCCAGGTCTTTGTTCAGCCGCGCCTGTAGCTTGCGCAGCTTTGGCAGAATGGTCAGCTCCCAGAATTGCCGCTTCTGCTCTTGGGCGTTGGCATATGTGGCGCCGTCCAGCAGCGTCACCATTACGGGCGGCACGCCCAGCGCCATCAGAATTTCCTCGCGGTTCATTTTGCGCAGATTCTCGAATAGCATATCCTGGTGGCTGGGCTGTACGGTCTTAAACTTCAGTGAATGGCTAAGGCCTTTCACGTCCCACGCTTTGCCGCTGCCGCTGTGCTCTTGCCGAAACTCCTCCACCAGCCGGCGCAGCAGCACGCTGTCCAGCTCGTCGTCTGATTCCAGCACGCCGCTGAGGGTGGCGCCGCGCTTGAAAAAGCCTTTATTGAAAGCCACCGCCCAGAGGTCCACGATGGCGGCCATCGTCGCCGGCTCCACGCTGCCCTGGCCCAGATAGTCGTGGACGGGGGAAAAATACTGTAGGTGAAGCACCTGATCCCTTGTGAAGCGTAGCGGCCGGCCGTCCACCTCATAGTGGTAACCGCTAATTTTCATCAGCTTGTCGGGAATCGGGCGCACCCGGTGGGGCCTCAGCGGTGTAATGGTGGCCGGCGCTCCGCCGCGGTCTATGTCGCCGCCTTCCAGCAGCAGGTAAGCGTCGCCGGCTAGCTCCAGAAATGCCGTGGTCAGCTCTATAATGTCGTAGCTGGTGTCGATAGGATTGGGCAGCCCGGGCTCCCCGGGCAATGGTCCCAGCATGGCAGCTAGTGGATGGTCTGGCAGCTCGTCCTCGCCGCTGAACACCCGAATTGGCACGCTGGCCACGGCCGTGGCAATGGCATAAACGCCGGCGTATACGCTGGCTAGCTTCTGGTACAGCTGGCTGGCTGCCAGCGTATCGAAATTCTCGCCCTCGGTTGTGGGCTTGCCTTCTGCGTTGCTAGATACCAGCACCTGGTACGCTGCGCTTTTCTTGGGCGCCAGCATGGTGGCCAGAGCGTGGGCTATCGGATTAAGCATGGCGCTGGCTTTCTATAAGGTACTTCACCACGCCGGCGGTGAGGCCGCAGACGGTTGGCAGCACCAGCAGCCCGGCCCACCATTGCCAGAAAAAAGCCCCCACCACGGCCAGAATGGCCACGCCCAGATACAGCCCGGCAGCTGTCAATCCCAGCAGGTAGTTGATAGGGGCGCCGGTTTTCAGCTTCATGTCCACCTTCTAAAGGTTCGGCAGCACGGGAAAAGCCGTTTGGCTGGTGTGAAATTTCACGCTGGTGCCGTGCTCCACATAAGCCTGAATATCCCATGGTCCGCTGCTGTCCAGGTCGCTGTCCAGCGTGGTGTATTGCAAAATGCCGTCCGTTCCGTCGCCAGCGTCGCCTGGCTCGTCGCCATACGAGGCTGTTTTCACCTTCACGGTGCCGTCCTTGTCCCTAAGTTTTATGGTTTTCACGGTGTTGCCGTTGGCCACGCTCACGTTGAAAACCACGCCGTCGCGCTGCACCAGCACGCGCAGCTTCGTCCCCACGTCGCCCTCGTGAATTTCAGGCTGTGCTGCCATCGTTTTAACCCTCCACGGTCTTGGTCACGGCGCCAGAGCTGGCGCCTGTAAAAGTGAATACGCCGCCGCTGCCGTTGCCGGGGTCCACGTCGTGCACGGCTGTGCTGCCTCCGGTCACGGTCAAAATCTCGCCCAGATCGTTGGCCAGCACCACCAGCAGCTCCTGCGCTGTCACCACCACCACGGCCGGGTCCAGAGTTATGGTCAGGGCGCCCAGTGCTCTGGCCACCTGATTGGCCGTTGCTGTCACGCCGGCCACCTCGAGCTGCGCCACCAGGGCGCCCAGTAGTGGCACCAGCTGCTGGGCCTGGGCTGCTGCGCTGGCTTGGTCCAGCACCGCGCTGATTCCGCCCATGGTTCGGTCCAGCGCCAGCCCGGTGGCCGCCGCGCTGGCCGGATCCAGGCCGATGGTCAGGGCGCCCAGCACGTCGGTCATGGTCAGCCCGGTGGCGCCGGCGCTGGCTGCGTCCATTTGGATAATTTGGTCCCCACCGCCCAGCAGCTCGGTCAGCGGCAGGCCGATAGCTGCGGCGCTGGCCGGATCCAGGCCGATGGTCAGGGCGCCCAGCACGGTGGTCAGCTGGTTGCCGGTGGCTGCCACGCTGGCCACGTCGAAGGTCACCAGCTGGCCCATGCTTATGGCTTGGGCCGTGGCTGCTGCCGTGGCCGGGTCCAGAGTTATGGTCAGGGCGCCCAGCAGCTCGGTCAGTGCATTGCCTTGCGCTGCGGCCGTGGCTGGGTCCAGGCCGATGGTCACGCCGCCCATGGTCCGGTCCAGAGCTTCAGGCGTTGCCACCACGCTGGCCACGTCCAGAGTCATGGCCAGCCCATAGTGCATAGCCTGCGCCACGCCGGCAGCCGTGGCCGGGTCCATGCTCACAATGATGCCGCCCAGCAGCTCGGTCAGCGGCTGGCCGGCCGCCGCCACGCTGGCCGCGTCCAGCTGCTTGGTGATAGCGCCCAGCACGCGGTCCAGCACGTTGCCGGTGGCCGCCGCGGTAGCGGGGTCCATGGTCACGGTCTGGGATATGCTGAAGTCCAGGGCCAGCGCCAGGGCCTGGGCCGTGGCGGGGTCCATGGCTATGGTTATGCCGCCGGCCGTCCTGGTCAGCTGGCCGCCGGTGGCGGCTGCGGTGGCGGGGTTCATGGTCACGGTCACGGCGCCCAGCACCTCGGTCAGGGCCAGGCCCGTGGCTGCCGCGGTGGCCGGGTTCATGCCGATGGTCTGCCCGGTTACAATCGTCCACGGTGCGCTGATACGGCTATTGCTGTCCTGCACCTCTATTTCGATAGCTTTATTGCCATGCTGGCCGGCGTTACGCTTTAGCTCTATGCCCAGGCGCAGCACGTCGCTGGGGCCCGTACTCCACCCGCTCAGGCTCAGGTCCTCGGATTTCTGGCCGGTGGTGGTGTACTCGCTCGAATATGAGCTGCTGCCCTGCACGCTACATCCGGTGGTGTTGTTTACCATCTGGATGCGGTAGCGCCAGGTGGCGCCGCTGGTCAGCGCGCTACAATTCACGCGCACGTTGTGGCTGCCGTTTGCCGGCGTGGCGCCGTCGTCGCGCACGTCAATATCAAACGTGGCCACCACCTCGTAGGTATCGGTGCTCGATACGTTGCCGCTAACCCAGGTGGCCAGCGTGCCCTGGGTTCGGTTTAGGTCCAGATCGTCGCCAGCGCCCAGGCACGTGCTGCGCGTGGTGTCGCGCAGGTAGTAAAGCTCAGCCATTCCAGCGCCTCGCGTTCACCAGCTCGGTTATGCGGTCGTGCTCTGCATCGGTTACCCATGTGCCGCGCTTGGGCCTGGTGGCGCCTGGTAGGTGGTAGGGGTCCACGCCGGTCAACACGTAGGCGTAGGTGGTGGTGCTGCCCTTCCGGGTGTGGAATACCTTAACGGCCTGCACGCCGTCGTCGGGCAGGTCGTCGGCCTGGTAGTCGGCGCTGCTGTACTCCACGCCGGCCTCGTCCCACAAAACCCAGCCTACAATTGTGGCGGGGTCAATGTCGGCCGCTGCCGTCCATTCCTCGAAGGTGCCCAGCTCGGGCCCGGTCGGGCGCTCCACCTGGTCGCCCTACGTTATTTTAAATACGCCGTCGGCGTGGAATTGCAGCGTAAGGTCGCCGCTGTTGGTTGTGATCGGGAATCCGGTGCCGTCCAGGTAGCATATCAGCGGGCTGGCCGCGTCGTTGGTCACGAACCGGAATACCACGGCCGCCTGGATTACTCCAAAGTCGGCGCCGCTGTAGATGG